TCCTTGACCGAACCAGCGCCCTTTTTTGCGCCGACGATCTTAGGAAATCCGTGGCGCTGCATGTAGGAAATCGTCTCGGGCCGCGCCGAGTCGGCGGTGATCGTCCATGCCCGCGCCATGCCGTTTTCAAGTGTGTCGAAAAGCGCCGGGGTGTTGTCGATTTCGCAGCCGACTTTGTAGACCTCGCGCCAGACGTAAAGCGTCCGGCCTTCGATGTAGCAGCAAATCAGCACGGTTGGGTCGACCGAAAAACCCCAGTCCGCGCCGAAATAGAATTTAGTCGCATGAAGTTTCGGGGCGAACTCGCCGGGATCGCCGACGCGCCAATTGCGGAACACGCGCGACTCGATGTTTCGCAAATACCCGCCGCCCCAAACGTGCTGATATTTTTCCGGGTCGCGGCGAAGGTCGTATTGCATATCCTCGCGCAACACTTCAGGGAACCAAGGATTGTCGCGATAGCTGACTTCGATGCAAATGGAATTTTCCGGCGGGTCTCTGCGGAAAAAGGCGTCGACGGGATCGGTCGGAAGGTTTGGGTTCCACCCGAATAGAAGCTCCGAGCCCGGCTTGCGGATCGTCGGCCGCAACAGGTCTAGGCTCCGCTGCGAAAGGACTTGCGCCTCCTCGACGAGCGAAACGTCAAAACCTTCAAGCGATTTGATGCTTTCGGCGGTGTGATTTTGCATCCCTTGGAAAATCATCACCCCGTCGCCCGGTGTTTCAATGTGGGTATTCAGGACGCGGAAGTAGCGCCCCAAATCCAGCTTGCGGATTTTCGTCTCGACCAGCCGCTTGACCGATTGTTCTAGCGATTTTTGGACTTCGCGGATGCACACAACATTCGTCGGCCGATGCATGACGCATTTCTCGACGACATACTCGCACCAAAAATGCGACTTGCCCGAACCACGCCCGCCGTGCGCGCCCTTGTAGCGCGCACGCGCCAGCAACGGCAGGAACGCGCGCGGCGTGTCAATGTTTAGGATCGACGACGCGGCGGACAATTTCGGTGAAATGGACCTCTCCCGAGTGCTCGATCTTATCGGAAAACATCTTTTCGGCCCGGCCTAGCAATTCGAGAGCTTGGGTTTTCGGATGCTGTTTTATGCGAACTCGCTTCACCGTTTGCGCGTTGTCGCCGCGCCCCTCGATATAGGTTTCGACCGTGGTTTCGGCGATGCTCGCAAGATCGGCTTCGTCGGCGTTCCGTAGGTCAACGATCGGGTCGCCGTTTTTGTCGACCCGGAAAATCGGCCGGGCGAATGCAATTTTTGCGAGCCCTTCCTTGATCCGATCGGTGGTTATGCCGAGCCGCGCCGCAGTTTCCTTTCGGACCTCGGCAATGAATTTCGCGACGTGCGGGTGGTGCAGCATCACATAGGCTTTCTTCCGCGCGCCGTCGAAAGGACATTCAATTTCATGGTCTCGGGCTGCCTCACGATACGCGCGCCCGCCGTCGCCATAGCGCAAATAAAATTGCACGAATGTTTCCTGAAGCGGAGTCCATTTCCCTTTGTCGGATCGAGTCTTCCGGGCCTTCGCTTTTTTCATCGCGGCAACGCCCGGCGCGGTGTTGGTCTTGTTTCCCATGCCCCGGTATATGGCCTCGACGGGCGCGCGGTCAATGTCGGGGCACTCTCACGGTCACGAAAAGCGGCTCTCCGCATTGATCGCAGCAAGGCCACGGGCTTGTTTCCGGCCGCGCGGGCAACGCCACGCGACCATGCGTCGGGCACGTCCCGAAATAGGATCGTTCGCCGTGTTGCTGATTCCGACCGCTACCTCGATCGCTTGACGCTTGCACTGGGTCCACCAAAACAGCACCCGTCGCAGCGCCTTCGCCGTCGGTTTCTTTCGGTAGCGTCTTTCGGCCCATCGCTTCACCCTTTTCACGTTCGGATCGACGAGCCGCCAATGTTCGCCGCAAATCCATTCATGCTCGCGCCGAATCTTCGGTTGACCCTTTCGCTCCCCGCACGATGGGTCAAGGACTGGCCGCTTGAATTCCTCGACTGCGAAGAGCGCGCGGGCGCATTCGTGCCCCTCAACGTACCAATCGTTAGGATCGCGCGGCCATTTATGAGCGTCGAGTTTCGCGACGGCTCCGGTCTTCAGCTTGCGGATGATAACGACCGCCTTGCGCTTTCCGTTCTGATTGCGAAGCAGGCGACGGTCACGGCGATGATCTTTCAAGTTAGCAGGCTTCAGATAACCGCCGAAATATCCGCCATCGACTTCGGCCACCTTGCCGTTGCCTCCGATCACGCGGCCCCGCAATTCCTCCGCCATCGCTTCGCGGAGTTTGTGAAGCAACACGAAAGCGCATTTGTAGGAGACGTTCAAATCCCGCGAGAGGGCCAAGGCGCTCTTGCCTTTGACCTCATTGCAAAAGATCGCGATGGCTGCGAGGTAGCAGCGCAAGGGCAGCTTGTGATTGGCGAACAGCGTGCCGCTCGTAATCGTGAAATCCTTAACGCAAGCGCGGCAACGAAAACGCGGCGCACCTTTCAGGCGACGGCAATCATAAGCGTCTAGACCGCCGCAATGCGGACAAACCGGCTGACCATCGGTATCGGCCCAACGAACGCGGCGGAATGCCATTTCCGCTTCCTCGTCCTTCATCTGAAAGACTTTGGCCAGTGAGAGGGTCTTGGCTGACTTGGAAAGAAGGAAATGTTGGGCCATCTGCTCACCTATCGTTTATGAGAGCTATCATATTTGATAGGTATAGGGCTTGTCAATAGGCATCTATCGTATATGATAGCCCTCAAATGTGATAGGAGGGCCTATGACTATAAACTCTCAGAAGGAGTGGGAGGCGCGCGCCACCGCGTTCCTGAAGCACAAGCTGCGGGAGGCCGAGGTTACATATGCCGATCTGGCCAAGAGGCTCAGGAAGCATGGATTCAAGGAAACCGAGGCGTCCATTACGAACAAGCTGAAACGGGGCTCGTTTGCAGCTACGTTCTTTCTAGCCTGCCTTGCGGCCCTTGAATTGGACGGCGTAGCATTGGAGGAGATTTAGCCCTTCCGTCGGATCGCGATGGCGATTCCCACAAGGCCGCCTATTCCAATGATGGCGATGGCGATCATGGCCGAAATTGCGAACCACGCTGTAAAAGAGCCATGGCCTTCATTAGATTGGGCCAGTTGGATATTCGACCGCGCAAGCTTTGTGTTGGTAGGGAGTTTAGTGGTCGGCGTTGCTGCAACGGTCGCAATTGTTTGGACGGGTATTGTTAAAGAACACCATTGGGATTTGGCGAGGGAGTCAGCAGCAACAAAAATAGCAGGGCTAAATAACCAGACTGAGCGGTTAAAGGGCGACAATCTTGCGCTACAAACCGTGATGCTGCCAAGACACATAGGACTCATTGGGATTGATGCCCCTCCGCAGATAACGCAATGGTTTGCTGGATTAGAGACATACGCAGGAACGGAATTTCTTATTGAGACGTTCCCTGATCCGGAGGCCGAAAATCTAGCCAACGAAATTCTGGTCGCGCTACTGCACTTCGGCTGGAAGCAAATGCCGGAGCTAACCGATTCGCACTTTTCATGGCATCGAATCCCCGAAGGAATTAGTGTCTCGTATCCAACCGGAAAGCCGTGGACAGAGAAAGAGCCAAAGCAACCTTGGTTTGCGTGGGCAAAGGCCGCTGAGGCATTAGCTGACGCCTTAACGAAAGCTGGTCTAGGCGTTGGTGATAAGCCGGTGTCTCGATATGGATTTACAAACGAGAAACCCGTATTCCCCGGTGGCCATCCATATTTTGAACCGCCATTGACCGGGGTATATTTGCAGATAGGTGCCAGACCTGTCGGATTGACGATCCAGTGGATTAAGCAGGGACGCCCTGACGTGTTGGGGAACCTCCCATCCACCGGAAGCGCCACGCCGAAGTAACAAATCGCGGCCAACGCCGCTCGCGCCCACATGGCGCGCTCCTAACCATCATCCCCCTTAGTCATGTGATGACTCCCACGCCGGTCGGCTTGTGGCGTTTGCGCCATAATACCGCGAAAGTCCCCCAGTGCCCCGAGACCGCGTAATTCTCTTTGTCGCCAAGCCAATTATGCCCGGCCAAGGCGGCACCGATGGCAATCCCGGCGTCGTTACGCGGGCCTTGCTGGCCGATGATGCTGAGCCCGTCTTTCCCATCTTTGCCATCGAGCCCGTTGGTTCCGTTTGTGCCGTTGGTTCCGTTGAGGCCGGGTATACCTTGCGGCCCTTGGGGACCAGCCGGACCAACCGGGCCGGGTTGGCAAAAAGGCTGGTTTGGATTGGCATTGCAGTTTTGAGGTTCGGCAAGGGCCGATCCTGAGATAAGCAACACCGCGATTGCCGTCATTGTAAGATGCTTGTTCATGTCCCTTCCTCCGTTTCAGCGTTGGTAAACGATAGCACAATGTTCCGGGCAAAACGCTTTTCCTTTTTCGTTGTCCCGTCCGCAGAATTTCCCGCCGCCGATATCATACACGCAAGCCCCGTCAGGCAATTCAGCGTAAGTGAGGCGACGCATTTCTGCGACCTCGATGGGCGGCGGGACGATCAATGGCGGCAACGTACCGTCGTCAAGGCGCTCGCGTTTTTCGGCTGGTTTTGCGCGCTTCGCGCGTTTCTTGCGCGCGCTCGGATCGGCGCGCTCCCTGAGCATTCGTACATGGCCGGAAATTTGCCCGATGGTCACGCCGAGAAGACGGGCGCATTCTTTGTAGGGAACGGGTGGTTTTTGGGCTCGCAATTTGCAAAGTTCGCCGTCTTTCGTATCCCAAATCGGATTACCAATTCGGCCATAAGAATTACGCGGTCGGCCGCTCACGAATCTAGGCTCCCGCCGTCTTTTGGCGCGGATTGCGGCTCGGGTGTCCCGTCTTCCTCGTCGAACGGGATCAAGCCGGTCCCCGTACACACTTCGCCCCGAATCAGCGTCCACCCGCCGATCACTGGCCCATGAATAAATTTCGCGTACCGGACGCAATCAATTTTCGTCCCCTCCGGCTCTCCGGTCATCACCGCCGCTAACGGCTCGGCCGACATGAGCAAAGCCGCGATAACGAAAGCAAAACCCGGCCCGGCGCGCGCCGCTTGACACATGCCGCACCCGTCGAGTGAAAGCGGCCATACTCGATCGAGCATCGCCCCGAGATACAGCCACGCGAAACCCGCCGCGAACAACAGCGCGGACGTTTCGCCTTCGGTGACGAGCAGGGTCATGTTTTGGTTTCGGTGGCGGTCGCCCCGCGCGCGATCGGACCCGGCGCGGGCTCTTCGGCAAGCCCCGCGCGTGCGCGTAGCTCGCGGGCGCGCTGTCTCGATGTTTTTGCGGCACGTTCGGCGGCGTCGGCTATATCCCGATTAAGTGGGCTGCCGACGCTGCCGAAAGTCTGCCCTCGGATCGTGCGCTCGTCGAGCGCCAATAAATTCCGGGGCTTTTTCACCATCACGTCGCGGCCCAAATCAGGATCAACACCGCGTCGATCGAGATCAGCGCGAAACCAGCGATCCGAATCCTGCGGTTAGTTTCCGCCACGTCTTCGGGAGCCGAATCGGCCGAGGCGCTACCATGTAAGATCGCGCCCGCGTCGCTGAAGCCTTTGGGGTAGAGGAAACACAGCGCGGCGAGCGCGCCGA